GACCCCCTTCGCGCTGGCGTTCGGGCAAGTCATCACCCCTGATCAGTTCCAAACCTTCATGAAGTCGAGCCCGGCGCCGGGGGTCTATCAGCTCGCGCCGGGAACGCATCAAGCGACTGACGACAGGCCGATGCCTGTCGTCGATCAAAGCCTTGACGGTTTGATGATCTTCATCGCGACCTTCCCCGATGGCCGAATTCTGTTTTTCCCGTCGAAGCTGGCGGCCGCTGAAGCGGCGACGGCAGGGGGCGGGGTTGCGGGCTCGCTCAAGGTGTCGGTCGAATAGAGCCCGGCGGCCGGAATCATGCCGACCCTTGCAGAGCTAGAGCAGCGAATCGGCCGCTCTTCGTTTCAAGCTCCAAGGGTGACGGCTGAGTATGCTGTCGACGCCGCTCTCAAGGCTGTCGACAAAGAGCATCGCCGCTCGGCGAATCAGTTCGAAGACCCGCTCTCGCTCTTCAAGGCTCATCAAGGTTCCAACTATACGCACGGTCGGCACTTCGACCGAATAAACGAAGCTCTCGTTGCGTTGACGCTGCGGCAGATCACGGCGCTGATGATATCGACGCCGCCTCAGCACGCGAAGTCGAGCTTCGCGAGTGTGGCTTATCCGGCTTGGTATCTTGGCGAAGAGCCGACCCACAACATCATCGGGACGGGCTACAGCTCGCCGCATGCTCAAGACTTCGGCCGCCGGGTGCGCGACATCGTCGACGATGAGTTTCTTGGGAATCGTCTCGGGATCTCAGTCGACCCGCGCAACCGTGGGCGCGGTTGGTGGAGTCTCGCCGAGGGCGGCCGCATGGCTTCGGCCGGGCTCGAAGGCGGAATCACTGGCAAGCCCGCAAACCTGATCATCGGCGATGATCCGGTCAAGAATGCCCGCGAAGCGAGCAGCCCGACTCGGCGCGAGACGATCCGCTCAAACTGGACCACGGCATGTGAGACCCGGCTTGCTCCCGGCGGCGTGCGGTTGCTGATCGCGACTCGATGGCGTGTCGATGATTTGCTTGGATGGATCTCCGAAACGCAGGGCGAAGACTGGGAGATCATCAACTTCGCCGCGATCGCTCGATCTTATCCCGATCCGCTGAATCGAAAGCTTGGAGAGCCGCTGTGGCCGGAGAAAGGGTATACGGCCGAAGAGTACAACAAGCGTCGCAAGCGCATCGGCGAATATCAGTTTGCCGCGCTCTATCAAGGCGTTCCGCACAAGCGCGAGCCGGGATCAATCGGGCTGATCCCGTTCGACGATGTCGAGCGGGCCCGACATCGCGACTTGCATGACAAGGCTGCCGACTTCTATCTCTCGCAGCCGATCGACATCGGGCTTGACGTTGCGGCCGGGGGCGATGACAAGGTTGCGCTTGTTGCCGTGCAAGGTTCGCAAACGATCGAGATCTTCGCCGACAAAGCGCCGCGGGATCTCACGATCACGGCGCGACAGGCTGCCGAGTGGATCATTCACCACAAAGCGCGTTCGATCAGGATCGACGATACCGGCGTTGGGCGCGGCGTAACGTCGCGACTGTGGGAGTTCCAAGCAGATCCAAAGTCGGCGTCGGAGCTGCGACGCTGCGACATCATCCCCGTCAACTTCGCGCAACAAGCTTTCGAGCCTGAGCTTTGGGCGAACATTCGGACTGAGCTATGGGCAAACCTTGCCGAGATGCTTCGAGAAGGGCGGCTCGCCTTGCCGGGGATCTCCGAAGAGTTGGTCGATGAGATTTGCGCGCCGTCAATGCTCCACTCCGGCGAGCGCCGATCGCAGCTTGAGCCGAAGAAAGAGATCAAGAAGCGGCTCGGCAGGTCGCCGGATGTCGCCGACGCTCTTGCTCTCGCAGTCTATCCGGCCGACTGGTTTGCGCGCGCTGGCGTTTGGTAGTCTTCGCGCGCGGGCGGGCTCGCAGGTCTGCTAAGTTTAGGCCATGCCAAACAGCGAAGAGCGCCCGACGGGCCGCGAAAACCTTCAAGCTACGATCACCCGCCAAGGGTACGCGGCAAGTGAGCGGCGCATGGCATTCGGCGGCCGCCAAGACATCATGAAGTCACTCGGGTACGAAGTAAACCCGAGCTTCATGAGTTACTGGGGCCGCTATGAGCGGCAAGATGTCGCGCATCGCATCATCGATCTTCCCGTTGAAAAGACTTGGGGCGGGGGGCCGCTGATCATGAAAGGCTTCGATGAGTGGGAAGGGCTGAGCCGTCGGCTCGATCTTCGAGCTCGCTTCGCCGATGTCGATCGACTTGCGGGAATCGGCGAGTACGGCGTGCTCTTGATCGGGCTCAAGCAACAAGACAACGATCGAGAGCCTAGCGACTCGAAGTTTTTAGAGACGCCTGTCGAGAAGGTCAAGAGCCTTGACGACATCGTCTTTATTCGACAGTTTTCGCGGGCGGCCGCGCGGATCAAGAAGACGGACGAAAACCCTGTCTCTTCGCGCTATGGGTTGCCGGTGATCTATGAGATCGACATCGCTTCGCGGTTTCAGTCGAGCGACAGCGAGACGACCCCGCAAGACGTTCTCACTCGTGAGGTTCACTGGACGCGCATCTTGCATGTTACGTCCGATACGCTGCTCAACGAAGTCGTCGGCACGCCGCGGCTGAAGTCTGTACTCGACAGGCTTCATGACCTAGACAAGGTCGTCGGCGGCGCGGCTGAGATGTTTTGGCAGGGCGCGGATCGGGCGCTTGTGGCGACGATGGCGAGCGGCTACAAGGGCAGCCCGAATGAAATCGCCGACATGAAGGCGCAGCTCGAAGAGTTCTACCTTGGGTTACGGCGAACGCTGACGCTCAGCGGCGTTGAGGTCGATGCGCTGCCGTCGATTCAGCCTGATCCTTCGGGGATCGTTGAGGCGATCTTCACCCTGATCGCGGCCGGCGCTGACATCCCGAAGCGCATCTTATTCGGGAGCGAGCGCGGCGAGCTGGCGTCGACGGAAGATCGCAACAACTTGGCGGATCGGATCGCAGCCCGGCGCGAAGGTTTCGCCGAGCCGATGATCGTTCGCAAGTTCCTTGCGCGGTTGCAGCTTTGGGGGTTGATCAACAACGTCGACGCGATCAATGTGATTTGGCCGCCGCTCGATATCCTTTCACCCGAAGAGAAGGCGACGATCGCCGAGAAGCGCGCGGGCGCGGCGCTCAAGGCTGAGCAAGCGTCGGCGCTCGGCGGGCTGGTCTCTACTCGCGAAGAGTTGCGCGGCGACTTGGGGCGCGACCCAGACGGCACTGATGACTATGTCGGATCGAATCGGCCGGATCTATCCGTTGACGAATCCGATCCCGACGTTGTCGAAGCCTTCAAGACGTCGCGAGCGGCATGACCTTCTTGCAGCGCATCGGGTTGCGGCCGCGCCCGCCTGTCGTCTCGATGGCGATGCGGCGGGCCTATGTGCTGGCCGCCGGGAAGAAAACCGATGAGCGGCTTGACCCGATCGGATTGACCGACTTGCTCGATCGAGCATTGCGCACGGTCGATCATCGGATGAAGAGGGTTCAATCGCTGACCCGCAAGACGCTCGCGACGCTCGCGCAAGGGCAGCTCGCAGCGGCATTCAACGACGGCGAGATCCTCACGCTTCCGCTTGACCCGGATGCGGCGGCCGCTGCTTTTCGCGGTTGGTTCGTTGGTACGATGGCGACCGTCTTGCTCGATCAGAGTACGGCGGGTCAGCCGTCGCTGGCCGACGGCGGGCCCATGCCGCTGTGGCTGCGAGAGCTGACGGTCAGAGCTTCGACGAAGGCTTTCGTTTCGGCGCATCGCCATGCGAAAGAAGCGGGGATCAAAACATCCGAAGACTTCGACGTATTCATTGACCGGATGCAGTCGGTTCGGGCTGCCGATCATGTTCTGAATCGTCAGTTCTTCTTGCTTCGCGACATCACCGTCGAAGAGTCGAAGAAGCTTCAGACGATCCTTCGCGACGGGCTCTATCAAGGGCATTCGCTCAAGACGCTGACCGACAAGATCGGCGGAAGCATCGAGACGATGCACCGCAAGCGGATCAGGACGATCATTCGCACTGAGACGGCGCTCGCGTACAACGAAAGCTCACTCAACAGCTTCGAGCAGCTCGGCGTACAGAAGGTTGAGCTGCTCGTTGAGTGGGCGCTCAACGTACACGGTAACGCTCAGCCTTGCCCGCGCTGCATCGCTGGCGCCGGGCGCTCGATGACGATCGCGGAAGCGCGCGGCATGCTGCCGTTGCATCCGAATTGTCAATGCGGCTGGAGACCGGCCGGGCAAAAGAAGCGCGTTACGGCGCGGTAGCTGACCGAAGAAGCAAGGGCGGCGCTCAATGCGCCGGAAGTCGAAGAGAACACGCTTGCGATACGGCAAGAGTTGGGCGGGCTTGTCGGCATGATGCGGCTTGAGTTCGCCGGATATGTGCCGAGTCGAATCGGTCGCTTGATGGCTCTTGCTGCGGAAGATTCCCCACTCATTGAGATCGTTGACTTTGAAGAGTCTGACCTTCCCGAAGACGAAGAAGGCGTTGACTATTAGGCTCTAGCTGATCAGTT